CCGACGCCCCGCGCCGCTCATCTCCAGTTGGTGGGTCACGCCTCGTCCCCGGCCGGCAGCGCCATGCCGAGGCCTCCGCACGTCTTGCAGGTGCCGTGGTGGCCTCCGCCGCTCTTGTCGGGCTGGCGGCCGTCACCGTCACAGGTGGGGCAGTTCACGATGTCATCGCGGCGGTCGACGTAGAGCGTCTGTCCGTAGTACTCGCCTGGGATCGGCTCATCCATGGGGAGCAGCACGCTGCCAGCGTCCTCACTCCATGAAACCTCGTAGAACGCGACCGGCTCCTCGACGTGCGCCTCCGCCAGGTAGTCTGCGACCAGCTCGCTGGGCCGCGTGAACTCGCCCACCGGGGTGGCGTGCGGGTCGGCGTCACCGGCGTCGCTCGGGTAGACGACCAGGACCACGGCGCCCTTGCCGGTGGGCTCCCCCTTGGCGACCATCTCGTTCAGGGGCCCGCCGGTCAGCGCCGGGTGTTCCGTTTCGCCAACAGCCGCGTCGGCTGCAGCCTCGGCGTCGCCCGCCTCATCCTCCGCCGCCCCGTAGCGCGGGCAGCGCGTCTCGCCGTACAGGACCTCCATGTAGACCTCGGTCTCGGCGCCGTCCTCGCAGACGTACTTGCCTTCGAACTCGCCCGAGCTGTGGCAGGCGAACACCGGGCAGCGGGAGCCGATGCAGAGCGGCTCGTACGCGATCTCTCCGCCCTCGCTGCCGACCTGCTGCAGCTCCATGTTCGCCCACTCGCGGTCAGTGGAGTCGCCGGCGAGGGCAGCCTGGCGGCTCACGATCGTGAGGTCGTAGGTGCCCCGCGGCAGGGCGTGCAGGTCGCGCAGCACGGTGGGACCGTCCGAGGTCTTGAACTTGAGCGTGGCGGAGAAGTCGGCGCCGAGTCCTGCCGCTCCCTCGAAGGTGGCCGGGAAGGTGATGCTCGGGAAGCTGTCTGTGTCGGTGGTCACTTGGGTTGTCCTCCTGGACGTCATGGCCGGCGCACGGAGCGCGCGTCGGCGACCTTGCGGGCGAGCGCCGTCGGGACGCTCGTCACGGTCTGTTCGTAGGGGTCGACGTACACGAGGCCGTCGTCGGCGCGCTCCGCGGCCACGACCTCGAGCACCTCACCGGCGACCTCGTTCACGACCCACACCGCATCATCGGGCGTGGCGACCGCGTCGCCGGACTTGACCAGGGCCTCGTACTGCGCCCCCTGGTCCTCGTTGGTAGACTCGCCGTGCATCCGGACCTCCATAGTCCTGGTGCCACGCCCCGGGCCGTTCCAGCGGCGCCGGGGCACTTCCATGGTTGAGGCGGGCAGCGTCACTCGGTGCCGTCCCGCCAGTCGGGGTCGTCCTGGTCGTCGGGGGCGGTGCTCGGGCCCGGCGCCTTCGCAGTCGCGGCGCTGGCCACGAAGCCGTAGGCGGCGGCAGCGGCGAGGACGAGGGCTCCGGCGATGATGAGGGCGGCGGTCAGCATGCGTCACCTTCCGTGCAGTCGAAGCACCGGTCGCCTGAGCATCCGGCGCACTCGTCATAGGCGAGGCACCATTCCTCCCAGTCCTGCGGCACCATCCCGTCCCAGCCGGCTTGCTCGCACCAGGTTGCCGGGCAGCAGAAGCAGGAGCCGGTGTAGGCGCTCACGAGGCCTCACCCTCCGCGGCTTCGTCCCGTGGCATCCGCCCACCGAACTCGGGGATCACGGCGCCGACGCGCTTCGGGCCATCGTCAGGAGTGCACGTCTGTGCGGGATGTGAGGCGGGGATAGCGAGCCCGCCAGGCGCCGGATACCGCTTCTCACACACAGGGCAGTGCTTGTTCCCCGTCCCGTCACCGTCGTACTGCAGCTCTCCGCCGCATGCGCAGTGCTGGTTGGCGCTCTTGGTGCGCGCGGGCGGCGCTCCTGGCGACGCCTCGCGCCCGCGCGCATGCTCTTCCTGAGTAGAGCTGAGAAGAGCTGAGGTTTGGGGGTGGGTTAGGGGTATGGGTTTGCCAAACCGTTCCGGCAACTGTTCGCGTAACTGTTTGGCGAACGGTTCGGCAAACCGTTGCGCAGCTGTGGAAAACTCCGCGTCCAGACGGCTCCTCGGGACGTTCTGTAGCCTTCGCATCGCGGCAATCCCGACGTTCCTGTTGGCCGGCGCCTGCCAGTAGAGTGCCTTCATAATCAGGCAGACCTTGGCGTCGTCGTCGTAGTCGATGAACCCTTCCGTCAACAGTCTCTCGAACGGTTCGGCCAACTGTTCGGCAGACCATCCGAGGTCGTCCATGATGTACAGCTTCGGGAGCTTGAAGAGGCCCTCGGTGTTCCGGTGCTGGTTCGTCAGGATGTAGAGGGCCAGGTGCACGGTCGCCTCGTCCCATCCCTGCTCCCACACGCTCGGGCTGATGCGGTAGTAGATCGGTCCCTTCTCCTCTGGCGGCCGTCCGTCCTTGCTCACTCCACCACCTTCTCGGACCCCCCGTTCATCAGCGTCACCTCCTCTGGAATCGGCGGCACGAGCCCGTGTCGCGCCCGGATCTGATACAGGATGTGCACGCGCCGCGCCGTCACGCTCGACACGCTGCGCTGCCGTCTGAGAACGTGGTAGGCGTTGAAGCCGCCGCCGAGGGCGACGCGCAGGTCCTCATGCCGCAGACCGCTGCGCAGCATCTCGCGCACCATCGGCCGGATGTGCTCGGCCGGAACGAGGTTGCGGTCGCCGATGACTGCGGCGTCGAGCGTCATGCCCAGGATTGCGTCGGCGATCCGGCGCCGCACGCGCTGCCGCTCGCCGCTGGAACCACGCGAACGGATGGAAAGCACGGTCTTGGCCGGGACGCCGGTGGCCCTGGCGATGGAGCCGCTCGTGTGGCCGCGAGCGAACAGGGCGTCCAGGTGCTCTAGCACGGGCGTGATCGCGACAGTGCGCCTGCCGACGTGGCGACATTCGTAGTCGTACTCGCGGGTGTAGATCCGCCAGGCAGCGGCGCACTCATCGCAGCGGCAGCCGCGAGTGTAGGCGGTGATGCCGTGGGTCACGAGGCATCACCCCTAGCGTCCCGCCGCCGCACGCACTCCTCCGGCGCCTCCGTGCACACCGTCTCGAGCAGGGCACACCACCAGTGGGAGGGCTGCTTGTCCGTCGGGTGCAGGTACCAGGGGCGGCGGTGGGGGCAGGGGGCGGCCTTCATGGCACCAGCTCGAAGCGTACGACCCACACCATCAGACCGGGAGCCCAGCTGTTCTTGCCGTTGATGCGCTCCCAGACGTCGACGAACGCACCGACGTTGTCGTAGCCCTCCTCCTGTGCCTCCCAGCTGGACATGTCTCCGAGGCGCTGTTGGTACACGCCCGTGATGCGCACCCGGCAGAACGGCTCGGCACCGCCCTTCGCGAACGGCGGCCTCGTGTAGCAGGCATGGACGGCTCCGACGTTCCAGCGGCGCTTGCCGAGTCTGCGGGTCTGCGTCTTCTGGCCGCAGGAGATCATGGGGACGTGCTCGGGCTTGAAGAGGATCACGGCGTCGCCTCCGGCAGCTCGCGGGTACGCATCATGCGCGACCACTCGTCAGGCATAGACGTGGTTCCCGCCTTGACCCCGGCGTCGATCTTGCCGCCCCACTGCTTGAAGAAGAACGGCACCCCTGCCTCGCGACACTGCCGATACACGCTGAGCGCCCACTGCGGCTGCATCGGACGGGCTCCGGGGCCGGTCTCGCCGCCGAGGATGACCCAGTCGAGTTGAGCGACATAGTCGCCCGAGTGAATGCTTCCGGGGAACGTCGGGTCCAGGTCCACCGGCCCCAGCATCGGTTCCACGCTCACGATCCGGCACGCGGACGGGGTGTCGAGCAGGTAGCCGATGTCGCGGTCCGCCTCGGCCTGGTTGCAGATGGTCGAGCCGGTCACGAGGTTGGGCAGCGGATACTCATGGCCAAGGTCGTCAACGCGCATCTCGCGCATGTACCGCCGCCGTTCGGCGGACCGCTTGGTGAGGTCGACGTAGACGATGTGTGGCGTCATGCCGATGACGTCGAACACGGCGTCGCGCTGCTCATCCGTGAACGCCCGGTGCCACAGGTCGCCCATGAACGTGATGCCCACGACGGCCCGCTTGCGGCGGTGCAGCGGCGCCTCCAGCCGGTCCTCGTGGAAGGTCGGCGTCCAGTCGTAGCCCCAGACGTCGGCGAACCTCCCGGTCATGGCGCGGGCGTAGCAGTGAGCGCAGCCGGGGCTGGCCTGCTCATCGCCGCACCCGGTCACGACGTTCCAGACGTGGGTGAGGTAGGGGATGTCGGTTGGGGTCAGGGTCGGGGTCATTCCTGCATCGCCTCCTCACATGTCTCAGTGATCGCCCGTCCCTTGACCCAGCCGGTGCCGCCGCAGCGCTGGCAGACGTACCGCTCGGGGAAGCGACCGATGCCGCTGCCCTCGCACTCCGGACACTCGTGCTCGAACTCGATGCGGTGGACCGGCTCGTCACGCCGGCAGCGGTTGGCGGCCGTGAACATGTCGACGAACTCCCGCCCGGTCATGCCGGGGAAAGCCTCGCGGGCGCACTCGTCGCGGCCCTCGTTCGGGTAGGACTCGATCGCCTCGAGGGGCTGCCAGAACTCGGCGACGACGCGCGAGGGGTGCAGGCGCACGACGTGCTCGCCCTTCTTCAGCCCCTGCGCCTGCTCGACGCCCATGAAGACGTCGCCGACCTTGAGGAAGCTCCAGCCGAGCCGGCGGGTCACGTCCTTCCAGTAGTCGCGGTACGCCTCGGTGGTCATGCTGAAGGACATGTGCCTCATCACTGCACCCGCTCGACTCGCGCGGCACCGGCCCCAGAGAACGCCCTTCCGATCCGCTCGGTGACGTCCCGTGCCGTCTGCTCGTCTGCACACACTGCGAGATGTACGGCTTCGTCCATGTTGCCGGCGTCTCCGCAGACGACGAACCAGACCACCGGCTCGCCGACCGGCCAGCCGAAACCGCCGAGCGCCGTAGCGTGGTTGCCGGCCTGCGCGCGCCTCGCAAGGTCTGCGAATCCAGCAGGCAATAGCTCGATCTTGTTCGCGTCTTCTTCGCTGAAGTCGAGGTCGATGGTCTTCATGCGCTCCTGCTCTCCGCCCGATCGGCCCATGCGTCGCGGGTCGGGCAGCGCAGGTCGGGGTACTCGCGGTTGAGGAGCCGGGCGAGGCCGGAGCTCAGATGGTCATTGGCCAGCACCTTGTCGCCGGCCATCGGTGAGAGCCCGAGCGCCGCTGCGAAGTGCGGACGTCTGAGCAGGCACAGGTACATGCGTGTCGACGGCGCGTAGCCGGCGGCGCGATCCTCATGGGCCCAGCGGACGACTGCGCGCCAAGCCTCAGGGTTCTTCTCCCGCCAGGAGATGACGTCGGCGAGCGGATCGACGGTGAGGGTTAGCTGGTCGGTCATCACGCCACCAGCTCCCCATACACCCGCCCGTGCTCGCGGGCGTACTCGAGGTTGTCCCGTGCCCGGTCGAGGCCGATGACGACACACGACTGACTGCCGTCCTGGTAGTGGCGGATGGACAGGTAGCGGCCGCACAGCTCCTGGATCTCGACGCGGTCGCCGTCGTCGGTCATCCAGTCGCAGACGCGGCGAGGCGGGGTCTTCTTGCGCCTCACCATGGCGCCGGCACCTGCGAGTGGATGCGCGACACGAGCCAGCCCGTATGCACGAGCCAGCCGAACCCGCCGGTCGGCAGCGCGCCCTTCTTCGCCACCAGCTCGCTCGGCAGCGGCCGGGCTTCGGCCATGGTGTGCAGCGGCCGCGCGTCCATGCGCTCCCGGTACCGGGCACACATGCGGGTGACGGCTCCGCTGGCCTCCTCGCGGCCACCGACGCGCTTTCGCCGGTAGCCGAGCAGGTCAGAGGCGGTCAGCGCCGAGCACCAGCCCTCGTGGTAGAGGGCGCGGTGCTCGGCTGAGATGGTGTCCAGCGGGTCGACCGGGCGCTCGGTCCAGGTGACCGGCTCGGTGGGGATGGTGGCGGGGCCCATCAGGACCCCGCCCTTTCGTGGAGGGCCTCGAGGACGTAGCCGGCCGTCTCGGCGTTCAGCCCGTACTGCGGAGCCGCGTAGTCGCCGAACTGGTCGATCAGGCTGGCGAACTCGGCATCGTACAGGCTGGCCGCCTTGGCCTTGGCATCGATCTCGGCGAGCTGCTCGGGAGTAGCTGGGTCGGGACGGAGCTGGGTGACCTCGGCGGCCGCGGCCTGCTCGCGCTGGGCGTCGTGCTTCGTGCGGCGCTTGGCCTTCTCCGCCTTGGGCTCGTTCACGGTCTTCATGGCGCGCAGGCCGCTCATGAGCGCCTCGTACACTGTGACCGGCATGTCGGCCAGTTCACCGGTGTACTTGGCCTTCAGCTCGAGGTTCTTCCGCGTCGTCGCCTCTGTGACGCCGACGCGATACATCTCGGCCTTGAGCGCGTCCAGCTCCTCCGCGCCGATCACTTCGCCACTCTCGACCGGGTCGGCGTCGATCACGTCGTACTCGTCGCCGTGCTTCACGATGCGCTTGCCCTCGCGGGCGAGCACGTCGGCGGCCTCGTCCTCGTCGAAGATGCCGTGCAGGCCCATGACGACGCGGCCTGCCTCCTTGATGGCTTTGTGGCGCAGCATGCGCCGCGTCATGGTGTTCCAGGGGATGGTGTCGCGGTAGCACTCGTCGAGGTACTCGCGAATCGGCGAGGACGTGTGCGGCCGGTCGGAGCGGTGGATGGTGACCTCGATGTACTCAGGGCACTCCTTGCTCTTTTCGACCGTGGCCGTCGCGTCGGCGTAGACGATGTCCATGCCGGCGAACTGCGGGTGCTCGTTGATGATCCTCAGCCAGCCGTCGATCGACACCATGGGGACGATGCCGTTCTGGCTTGGGAAGGCGAACAGCTCGCGCACGAACGGGTTGAGGCCGTACTCGTTGGCGACGATGCAGAGCGCCGTCATCTGCGAGTCGTTGGCCTTCTTGAAGACGGTGTCGACGAGCGTGCTCTTCAGCTCGACCTCCGACACCTGCAGGCGCGACGCGAGGACCGCGAGCGCCTGGCCGGGCTTTCCGTTGGCGGCCATGTCAGACCACCATCTCTTCGAAGATGCGCACGCCGGGGATCTCGCGCACGCCGGCCCTGACGACCTTGCCGAGCTTGACCTCGTCGGCGACCTTGTACTCCTCCGGCAAGGCGGCGAAGTCGACGACCTCGTGCCGCCACACCTTGCGCGTGGTGACCGCGCCGGCCGCCGTGTGGATGGTCTTCGGCGGCGCCTCGATGGTCGGCATGGGGATGACCGGAACTGGGGCCTCAAGCCCCTTCTCCTCTGCGCGCTTCACCGCGCGCTCCTGCCGGGCCTCGGCCAGCTTGCGCAGCCGCTCCTGCTCCTTGCGCGCCGCCTCCTCCTTGGCGCGCGTGTAGGCGATGTGCTTGCCGCCGACGATCTTCTGCGCCTGCTCGAGCGGCGCGTCGGTGGCCTTGAAGCGGGCGATGATCGCCTTCTTCTGCGCCTCCAGCGGGTCGGTGAACCAGTGGCGCAGCTCGTCGACGCGCTTGCGCGCCGTCTTCACCTGCGCCAGGAACTCGGCGGCGACGACGTCGCTCTCGTCGTCGGTGATCTCGATGCTGTTGGCCTGCTCGACGAGCATGTGCGAGCCCTCCGTGAGCTCCTGCACGCGCTCGTCGTTCTCGATGACTTGCAGCTCGGTGTTCTCAGCCGTGGTGGCCATGGTCAGAGTCCTCGTTTTAGATCGTTGAAGAGGTAGAGGCAGCTCAGGAAGCCTTGGAAGTCCGCCTGGTGCCGTGTGTGTTCGTGGAAGCGCGCGGGGCCGGTGGCCTCACGCGGGACGTGCAGGACGCCGCGGCGGCAGTCCCGGAGGTCGACGCCATCGATGCCCTGTAGGCGCACGGCCTCCCGGTACGCTGCCGTCTGGTACCTGAACTCTGCGTACACGCCCTTGCCGCTCTTGACGTCGATGAGCGTCGGCACCTTGTGGCGCTTCATGCGCAGCACGAAGTCAAGCGCCCCGGCGTAGCGGTAGCCGTCGTGCGCGACCATCAGCTCAGTCGCGTAGACCTCGGCGACGTACTGCTCGCGCCATTCAGCGAAAGCGTCGAGCTGCGCCTGCGCCGGCGCGTCGTCCCCGCCGAGCGGGATAGACGGCACGCCGGTCACCAGCAGCGAGGCGAGGGCGTGCACGAGGGTGCCGTGGCTGGCCGCCTCGTTACGCACGCGCTCGGCCTCTCGGTTGCCCAGGTCGCCGATCCACCGCTCGAGCGCCGGCTTGCGGATGACGCTACCGATGACCGTGGTCACGCCCGCGTAGCGGACGCCGCCGACGGTGTACTCGTGAGCGTCGGAGCGGGTGATGGTCGCGTTCATGCCAGCCACATCCGGTCCACAGGGACGTAGACTGGATTCTCGTTCCCGCCGAAGACGACGAGCGCGGCGCGGAAGCTGGTCAAGACCTCGAACCGCGCCGTACTGTCCGCTCCCCATACGCGCACGTTCCGCAGGGTCCGGTAGCCGATGAGGATGCCCTGGCGGGCCCGCCCCATGTCGACGTTTCGCCACACCTTCATGTGCGGGGCCTCGCGATCCCACCACTCGGCGTTGCTGGCGGGGTCGCGGTCGTAGACGCGGCGCAGCTTGGCGAGGCAGTACACGCGGTCACCGAACTTGGGCTCGGTCATCCCGGCACCACCACCCTGCTCGCGTCTGGGTCGGCGACGATCGCCGCGTGCACGACGTCCTGGAGCTTCTCCCTAACGTTCCAGAACTGCTCGTCCGCGCACTCGACCGTCGTGATCTTCGTGCCGCCCTGGAACTCAGCCAGGGAGACGACGTGCTCTGGGTTCAGGTACAGCTCCGAGCCGTCCGTGAGGTGCAGGCGGATGAGGGTCATGCCGCCCTCGCCTTCCGCACCGGCGCGCAGTCGGCGATCCACTCGTCGGCGTCGAACTCGGCGCCGATGTCGCTCGCCCACTCGCTGAGCATGTCCGCGAACCCGCGCACCTGCTCGTCGCGGACCTCGGGCGTCGTGTGCCGGATGCGGACCCGCCAACGCTCGGCCACGTCCACGGCCATGTCGGACAGCTCCTCCACGGCAGCGAGCTTGCTGCAGCCCTCGCCGGTCATCTCGTCGAGCGGCTCCATGTCGCCGTAGAGGCTGTTGGCGCACACATCGTAGGGCGGCTCGGCGCGGACCATGCGGCGGGAACCGCACAGGTCACAGGGCAGGGTCTTGATGTAGGCGGTCATGGCCGCACCGCCCAGGACAGCACCCACAGCACGAGCGCGGCGATGATGGCCAGCGTGGCGCGGGTCGTGTTCACCGGCTCGGTCAGCTCGACGAACGCGACCATGAGCAGCATGAAGGCCACGATGGTGAGAGCCGGGGAGAGGACGCGGCGGGCGCGAAACGTGCGTGAGTAGGAAGTGACAGGCGTTGACGATGTGGTATCGTACGCGCCGAGCGACTCCGATTCTGCTAGGTCTTGGGGGAACTCCACGGCCGGGGACTGTTCCAGCAGTCGCCCGGCCACCTTCTTGGTGGTCATCTCATCTCCTAGTCGTCACTGGGGCCGTGGTTCACCTCCTCTCGTCTCTCGCGGTTGGCTTGCATTGCCATGGAATCTATACCATGGTCAGACGGAAGTCAAGGGGTTGTCAGGAGCCACGCTCAAGAACCCTGTTCACAGCACGAGCCGCAACCATTCTGTCGCCTTTTCCGCGGCCGGCCGCCGTCCACCACCAGTCGTGTCCCTCGCGGCCGAACAACTCGTCGCGCTCGATCCACTTGATGATGGTGTTCCGGTCGACGCCGAAGATGCGGGCCAGCTCCCCCGTCTTGTACGGCCGGCGCCGCCTCGGATCGTAGTCAGTCGTCACTTCTTCCCCTCGCTCACGGTCACGTCGATCTCGCAATGCCACAGCTCCGTCCAGACGTAGAACGGCCTCAGCGGCTTCACGGTGAACGTCACGTTGCCGACGTCGGGCTCGCCTGACTCAGAGAAGAGCATCGGCCCGATCCCCGTGCTGCTCTCCGGCGTCTGCCCTTTGCCGAACACGATGACGGCCCAGTTGTACTCGGCCGCCAGCGGCGTCACCTTCCAGGAGAGCCGCACGCGCCGGCTCTCGGCGGCGAGCAGCGGCGTCCTGTCCTCGGAGTTGTAGCGCGAATCGTTCCTCGCGTGGAAGGCCGCGATCCGCGCCCACGAGGACTTCGGCTTCGGCGTCTTGGTCGGCTCAGGAGTCGCGGCCAGAGGGTCGGCGTCGGGCGACGCGAGCAGGGACTCGACCGCGCGCGCTGCCTCGCTGGCGTCGATGCCTGAGGCCTCGTCCCGCTCTCCGCACGCAGCCGACCCGGACGCGAGCAAGGCGACCAGCATGAGCGCGGCGGCCAAGCCGGCCCACCGCCCTGTGCGGCGGCGTCTCACGATGCCGCACACGCCCAGACGGCGATCGCCAGGAACACGAGCCCGACCACGCACATGATGAGGCAGCCGAGCGCCTGGATGCCGTCCGCCACGGCCGCCGCCTTGCTCTGATAGGCGCCGCACTGCGGGCACTTGGTGACGCCGATCCCCACGACCGCGCCGCACTCAGGACAGTTGGCCATCTCCCCCTCCTACCTTGCTCGGCCCCACAGCCGGGCCTCGTCACCATACACCCCACGTCCGCATCGCGGCCACGAAGAACTCTCACCTTCTACTTTACCTGCGGACGCTGAGATTCTAGGTGGTTGGACAACTCTCAGGTGCCGCGTGAGGGTGGGCGGGGAATCCGCCCGTTTCCGGGGACTCGGAGGCCGCCCCCGACGCCGAACGCGCCAGAAACGGCCTCCGTGTGCCGCGTGCGGGCTATTTCGCGCCGACCCCGTACCGCTCGTCCTGCGGGATGAGGTAGTTGTACGCGAAGGCGATGATGGCCGCGATCCCGGCGGCAGCGATGCCCTTCCACTCTCCGGCGCCGATGTCGAAGATGCCGGACCCGTAGGTCACGAGCTGTCCGAGCACGGTCGAGATGAAGACGAGCAGCAAGGTCTTGCCGATGCTGACTGCCTGCGTCATGCGTTCACCCCCTCTCCCTCTTCAGTCGCTCCACGTCGGAGCGCACGATCTGATAGCGCTCTCGTTCTGATGCCCGCTCCCGCGTCCGCAGCCTGCCGGACTCGCACCACTCGGTGACGGTGCGCCGGGACACGCCGAGCATGCGCGCGGCCTCGCCGGTCGTGAGGTAGCGGCGGCGGCCCAGGAGTCGCGGCGTCATGGGCACCTCGCGGCCATGGCGAAGGCGAGTACGGCGATGACGAGGGCGGCGCCCGCGAAGGCGAGGAGATGGGCCCAAGGCGGGAGCGGGGTCATCCCTCCGCGTCCTCCTCGCCGGCCACCTCGTCGACCGGCGGCAGGATCTCCGGCCAGCTCCAGGTGTTGTTCTGCTTCGCTCCGCCCGGCCGCACGTTGAGCCGCGTGCCGACCGACCCGAGCGGACTCCCGAAGATCACGAGGTCGACGAGCTGCTCCTCAACCGGGTGCACGGCGGTGACGATGGCCGGGTAGGTCTTGACGGCCGTGTGGTAGCGCACGATGCGGCCGATGGTGAGCGCGGGCTGTGCCACGCCGAGCACCGCCTCCTCCGGCTTCCGCTCCATGACCTCCAGCAGGGCTTGCTCGAGCTGTTCGATGCGCTCGGTGAGCGCGGCCACCCCCGCCAGCAGGGCGGCCTGGTCTTCGGTGGTCTCAGGCATCAGGTCTCCTTGGTTGTCGTTCATCACTGTCCCGCCCCCTTCACGAGCCCCAGCACCGCCTCCGCCATGGCCTCCGCCGACGGCGCACAGTCGACGTGCACGAAGACCTCGCGGGCGATGGGCCAGCGGGAGTTGCCCCACGTCAGGACGCGCTCGCGGGCGTCGTCTGCGAGCCGCTCCAGCCTCGCCATGCACTCGACCTCGTCGCTGTGCATGTACCTGACCGGCTGCGCCTCCAGGAACTGGCCGAACGGCGCGGACCAGGCGGGCGTCTCGAAGCAGCGGGGATCCACACCACCCGCGAACGGCGGCGGCATGGTGCCCGCCCACGGCGACTCCTGCGGAGGGCCAGGGGGGACAGGAGCCGCCGGTCCTGCGGGCTGCTCCGGAGGTCCGTCCGGAGCTGCGCCGAGGGGCGTCGGCGCGGTCACAGGTTCCTCGTCCTCTGATGCCGCGGCCTGGGCAGGTTCGGCCTCGGGCTGCGGCGGTTCTGAGGGCGGTTCCGGTTTTGCTTCCAGACTTGAGGGCGACAGTGCGCGCGCCGCCTCCGCCGCCTCTGCGACCGCGTCATGCCGCGCCCGGTACCCGCCGCCCTTGCCCAGCTTGTGCTCGGCATGGCCGTTGTCGACGAGGCGCTTCAGGTGGTAGTAGCAGAGCGCCTCCTTCACCCCGGCCCGCTCGGCGATCCGCGGCGCCGTGTCGTACGTGTCCGTGAGCGCCGCGAGCACGGCCTTCTTCGCCTCGCTCATCTCCTGCCGCTGTGCAGCAGCCATCTCTATCTCCTCCCGAGTCACGCGGCGGGGCTCAGGCGCCGCTGTCGTCTGCGCCTCACGCAGAGCCGAGGCCGAGCCCCGCCGTCTTTGGGGTCTCTTCTTGCCGCCCTCGGGGTGCCGCGAGCAGCGGTCGAGCGGGTTGTACCGGGACAGGACGCAGATGCAGCCGGGCCGCTGGCAGACGTCGCCCTCGCTGCCGAACTGGCGGGCGCCCTTGGTGGCGCGGTCGTGGAGGCCGAAGCCGCCGAGGTCGGAGCCGACGGCGCGGGGTTCGGGGGCGTGGTGGAGGATGGGGGTCATACCGGCAGCGCCTCCTGCCTGACCGGCTCCGGCTCTGCCGCCTCCATCCGCGCGCCCTTGCTGAGGTTGCAGCGCGGGCAGGATAGCTCAAGGTTCGCGAGGTCCCATTCGTCCCCACCGAGTGCGAGAGGCACGATGTGGTCAACGTGATACTCCTTGTGGCCGACCTCCTTGCCGCACTTCATGCAGATTCCGCCGTCGCGCTCATACACGACTCGCCGAACACGCTCCCAGTCGGTGACCATGAAGAAGTCGCGCAGGCAGCGCGGTCCGCAGAACGATTGCTTAGGCGGAGTGACGGGGTTCCTGCAGAAGCGGCAGAGCCACCGTCCGTCGTCATCCTTCCGGCTCGGGAAGCGGTCGCAGTTGCGGGTGCCGTCGCGGCTCATCGCCCCCTCCCAAACGGCCTCGGGTCCCGCCACCGCGCCCACGCCCGTCGGCCCAGCACCCCCGCCCAGTGCACGAGCATGGCGAGCCCCTGCATGGCATCCCAGAAGCGGGCGGCGAGGCGGTTGCGGAGTGTGGGGCGCACGCTGACCCGCGTTGCCGTCACCCGCACGTTACGGCCGCTGTGCATCAGCGTGACGCGCGGCCATTCGGGCTCGGGCCAGTGCTCGCGGGGGATGTGGCCGGTGCCGGTCACTTGGACACCAGCTTCAGACGACGGTTGCCGAAGCGCCTCACCAGCGCCTTGTGCGCAATCTTCCACAGCGGCATCACCCCGTCGTGCTCCAGGTACTGCGTGAACAGCTTGATGAGGTCGCGCTGCTTGAGCGTGGCGGTGCACCTGTTGCCGTCCACCTGCGCATCCCCCACGGCGACAGTGATTGTGAAGCTGACGTACGGGCGCGCGTCACCCTTCGGCGATGCTGGATGGTCGGCCTCAACGGAGATGACCTCGAGCGGGTTCACGCGGGGAGGGGCTACGTAGGTTGTGGTCACGATGCCCTCCGCGTCCGCAGCTCGCGCACATCTCCGCTGTCCATGTCGCTGCAGACGTAGCCGCCGCCCTCACGCCTCGTCACGACGACGAGCTCCGCGCCCTGCGCCATGAGGTCGAGCACGCCGATGCCGATGGCCACGCAGGCGTCGTCTACGCCGCGAGCGATGTAGGTCTCGTCGTCGCTCACGGCGTCACCATCGTCCAGCCGTCTTCGCACTCGTTCTGGACGGAGACCGTGCGGCCTTGGTAGTACACGTCGACCTTCACGCCGCAGACGTCCATCCACAGGTGCCCCTCGTCCATGACTTCGAGGTGGATGAAGCCGCCGTCGGGGTGCTTGGGGTCGCAGATGACCAGCTCGTCAAACTCGACCGCGTCGCGCTCTTGAAAGCGGAGATCGATGGCCGGTCCCTCGTAGCGGTCGGTGTCGCGGTTGTGCGCGAGGATGCGCCAGTTGAGGAAGGGGCGGGGCTTGCGGCGGGGCATCAGAACGGAAGCTCCTTCTCGCGCTCCACGGCGGCACGCAGGTCAGCCATGAGGACCACGCTCTGCGCACCCCAGTGCTCGTGGGCGAAGTCCACCACAGCCTCGGCAGCCTCCAGCAGCGTCTGGGTCCGAGGATTGCGCGAGACCATCGACCACGGAAAGTCGAGCACTCGACGGTCGACGCCCTTGAACCGCAGAGCGTGGTTCTCCACTGCCTGCAGGATCGGCTCACCGATGTCGTTGAAGCCGCGCACCACGCACTCGATTCCGGCACGCAGCTCGTCGTCGACGTAGACGTGGTCGCCGATTGTCAGGGTCTCGGAACGGTCCATGTCACTCCTCCGGTCTCATCAGAACGCCCTACATCCGGCCCACGGCAGCCACCCGTTGCCCCACATGCGCAGGGCCGGCAGGTACTTGCGTTCGTAGGCGTACCGCAGGTTGGACTCGGGGTCTGCCCAGCCGTCGGGAGCGGGCTTGAGCTGCATCAGCCCGCCGGCGCGAGGGTCGCGCTTCCCCTTGCCGGCCGACTTCGGCAGCTTCACGTTGCCGTACAGGACCCGCGGCCGGCCGCTGGATTCGTAGCGCATGATCTGCACGACGGTGTCGACGCAGTGAGCCGGCCAGATCCACTTCACGAGTGGGCGCCAGCGTTCCCAGCCGGAGCCGCCGGGGTCGCGCATCTTCTCGCGCCCCGCCTTGACCTTCGCCCGCCAGTCGTCGCGTTGATGGGTCCACCGCCGCAGCGCGCGCTCCCACTCGGCCTTCACGCGCTCCTGCGGCTTCGGGTAGAGCCGGATCGGGCCGGCCGCATCGAAGCAGTCCCGGACCCGCGCGAGCTTGCGGCGCTGGACCTTGGCCTGGTCACGCATGCGGAGCGCTCGCCGGACGAACGCGGCAGAGGCGGTCGCCGGCGCCGGGGTCGCAGACGCGGTCACAGCCGGCGATGGTGACGGGCTCGCAGACTCCGCCCCTGCCGCGCCAGGCCCGAAGACCGCGGCGGTGAGAATGAGGAGGAGTACGAAGACGAAGATTGCGATGGTACCGATCAGTCGGGACACGATGTGCCTCCCTGTCGTGTGGCCGGGACGGGCGAGCTGGCCGGGGGCGGTTCGCCCGCCCGTCCCGTGAGGCGAGATGACCTCTGAGGCGAGCCTAAGGGGGAGGCGGGACTGGTCCTATGAGGGGTGACTCACCCCGCGCGAGTCAGGGAGCGGAGACCCCCTGAGACGCGAAGGGCCGCCCCCGAAGGAGCGGCCCCCACGTCAGTATGGTCAGACAGCAGCGATGTCCCTCTCCACCGCCAGCGTCCCCGTCGCGAGCGTCACGGTGTCCCCGTCGGCCAGCACGGCCTCCAGCTCATACGACTGCCGCTGCAGCGTCAGAGCGGCCGTGTCGGCGGCGTCGGGCTCGAACGCGACCGTGTACCCGTCGGCCGTCTCCGTGACGCTCGTCGCCGTCCACGTCGCCTGCGTCGCCTTGAAGCTGACCACGGCCTCGGCGTCGTCCAGCCCCAGTGCGTGCGTCTCGTCGGCCACGGCGAACTCGACCGCCCGGCCGTGCGCCGCATCGTAGTCGTCCCCGGCGTGGAGGGTGACCGTGCCGGAGATGGCGACGGGACTGGAGACGGTGACGGCGGCCGCGCCGATCTGGTCCGTCTTCACCTTCACCTCCGCCACCGCCGCCAGCACGGCATCGTCCGCCCCGGCCAGCGCGGTCGCCAGCTCGGCGTTCGTCGGCAGGTCGGCCACGGCGGCGGCCGTCGCCAGCGCGGCGAGAGACGGGTCGGTCACGAGCGCGAGCACCTGATCGCACGCGCCGGCGGCGGTGACCTTGACCGTCACGAGGTCGGCGTCCATCTCGGCGGCGGTGAGCGTGAGCGCGTAGACGCCGGTCGCGCCGAGTTCGCTCGCGGAGTTGGTGGCAGCCGCGAACGCGCCGCCGTCCCCGGAGACGGTGCAGGTCGGCGTCAGGCCGCTCTTCAGCGCCGTCGGGTCTTCTGCGTCGTATATCGGGATGGCGACCGTCGTGGCCGCCGCTTTGGCTACTGCCATGACAGCACGCTCCTTCCGCTTTGGTAGACGAGGAGGCCGCTGGGGCGGCGCGAGATGGGCTCGGCCCACTCCAGCCCGGCGGCGTAGTTGGCGGCCACCTGCTCGGGCATGAGGGCGAAGGGGTAGATGCGGGCGAGGCCGATGTCGCCCGGCAATTGACGAGACAGCAGACCGATGTTTCCAACGGTCGTGATTCCACCACTGGTGAGATAGCCGCCCGGCACGAGGTATTGGTCCGACCCGACCTGACTTGCAGCCACGTATAGACGCATCAGCCCGGTTGTCCGTGTGCGAGTCAGGACGACGTGCCTTAGCTGCCCGTCGACAGCCGTTTCGGACCCGTCACCAAAGTACAACTGTCCGAGGCTGGTCGGGGCATACAGACGCCCGCCGCTCACTCCATCGCGGCGCAGTTGGAGGTATGCCGCTGTGGAATCGCTAGACCCGCGCCCGATAATGCATGGGTACGCCCCAGCGGAACGGAACGCGACCCACGCCTCAAGCGTCGCATCGCCCGTGATGTCGAGTGCCGCCGAAGAGCCGCAGTTTACAATGTCGTTTACCCCGTCAAACGTCAGCCGGTCCGCACTCCACGGCATCCCGGTGAAGCCCGTCAGCGTCCCGTGGTTGCCGTTCAATGACGTGTCGAACCACTGCGTCGTCAGCGGGTCATTCGAGCCGGGAGCGGTGCCGCCGCTGGCCTTGGCGGCGTGGAGTTCCAAAACCATCCCCGGTGTTACTCCTGGCTGGGGCATCAGAACAACCTTCCCGCGAAGTCCATCGGGTGCTTCGCGCCCTTGCTCGTGTTGCAGGTCGGGCAGGCGATGACAATGTTCTCCGGGCCGTTCGACCCGCCGAGAGCGACGGGGATCACATGGTCAACGTGATAGTCGTCCCCGACCTTCGCGCGACACCAGTAACAGCGGCCTCGCTGGCGGCCGTACTGGAGAGCGACATCGGCAGCGGTGTGCTGCCCGTGGCTTCCGCGAAGAGCGGCTCGACGCCTGCGCTGGTGAGCACGGTACTGACCTTTGTTGGCGAAGTAGTACGCGCGGTAATAGGCACGATTGGCGCGCCGCCGAGCGCGGTTGCGTGAGCGCGCCTCGTCCCGGTGCTTCTCGTACCAGCGCGCGTCATACTCCCGCTGCTTATCGGGGTTCGCGCGCTGCCACGCGCGCTTGTATTCCTTGCGTCCCCGCTGTAGCTCTCGGGTGCGTTCGCGCACTTCCGGGCGCTGCCGGTAGCTTCTGAGGCGCGTTTCGACGCACAGTTTGCATTGCCCGCGAAGTCCATACTTGCCGGTCTTGTCGCGGTAGAAGTGCTCGGCCGTTGCCGGGTACTCAACGCCGCACTTTGTGCACGTCTTGGTCAGCATCGCCACCACTGTATCGAGCGGCGCGGACAAGACCGCGCCGGGAGTCGCGCCGGGTTGCACTACTTCTCCACCTCGAACCACCAGCACTGCGCCGCCGGGCGCTCCTTCATCCATACGCCGGCGAGACCGCGGTTGTCGCGCGTGTTGAACTCCGCCGTGACGGCGATGCGCTTGGCGGCGTCCTTCCAGCGCACGAACGTGATGGCATGGTCCGGGTCGGAGTGGCCTTCCCAGTCGATGACGCCGGGGCAGCCCGCCTTGGGCGCGCTCGTCAGGTGGAGGCCGTTCCGCCCGGCCTTGGCGTCCGTGAGCATGACGTCCGTGTTGGCCCAGCGTGAGCCGCGCTTGAAGGCGACGCTGCCCACCTTCACCCAGGCCCACGAGAGGCCGATGACGCAGTACTCGACCGCGCCCCAGCCCCACCAGGTGTTGTACCGGATGCGGTTCGTGTTGGCCCCGCTGGGCTGCTCGAGCGTGCCGATCTCGCCCTTGATGACCTTGAGCGCGGCGCGGCGCATGCGGGCCTGCCGCGAGAGCAGGCGGTTCTTCGCGCGGATCTTCTTGAGCCGCGCCTTGCGCCTGGCGACGTACCTCTCGGGCAGCTCGCGCTTGCCCTCGAGGAGGTCGAACAGGAAGCCGCCGGCGACCTGATCCTTCACGTCGGGGTCGATGTCGCCGGCGGCGTAGCCCATCCGGTACTTGGCGTCCTGGATGACGGCGCAGGTGCGCGGCCCGAGCTCGCCGTCGACCACGAGCTGCGGCTTCGGCTTGAAGTACGGGCTCCGGTTCAAAGCGCGCTGCAGGCGCTTCACGCGCTCGCCCTTGTCGCCGTAGGTGAGGAACTTTCGTGGCATGATCCCTCCTATCCCTTGGCCGCCAGGCTGGCGGCGAGCATCACGAGGCTGGTAATGATGGAGCCGACGCCGGCGACGACGGCGGCGATGACCAGCCACTTGAGCCGGTTCACTCCGGCGATGAACTTCTCGACGTCGTCGAGGCGCGTGTCGGCGCCGTCGATCTCCCGGGTCGAGTCGCCGAACGCCCACGTCTCCACCCGGTCCATGCGTTCACACTCGACGCGGCAGCCGCCGTCGCGGACCTTGCTCTCGTACTCCTCGATGGAGTTGTGGATCAGGACCTCGGCGAAGAGCCTGAAGCCGTCGGTCTGCTCCTCCGACCAGCCGGGCAGTACCTTGGGCAGTTCGATCATCCTCGCCTCCTCATGCGTTGTTCCGGGCAAGGCATGCATGCGTCGCTCACGAATACCGCCCCTCGACCCAGCGCAGCTTCCAGCGCCACCACTTGCCGTTCTTGGCCTTCTTCCAGCGCCCGCCCTTGGGCTTCTTCTTGCCCTTCGCCCACTCCTTGCGGTTGGTCCGCTGCCAGTGCGCGCTGGTGTACTTGCCCTTCTGGTCGAGCCGCTCGGGGCCGGTGTACTGGTAGGCGGCCGTGTTGCCGATCGTCAGGGTCGCGATGCCGCCCTGGCGCTGTACGTCGCTGATGAGGTGCGGCCCGGCGAGTTCGTCATCCAGCAGTCCGACGTTCTGGACCCAATCCCACGCCCGGATGGCCTCGGCCGGCCACTCGACTCCCTTGTCGTCGTGGACCACGTACGGGACCACGACCGGGCCTTGAGGCAGCCGGTGGAGCCAGCGGTAGGCCTGCTGGGCGTACAGGGCCGGGTCGCTGTGTTCTCCGGCGTCGACCAGGCCGACGCGGTCTGTAGCGGGGTCGAACGCGAATGACGGGTACCCGTATACGAACTGCGTGCCGTCCGGGTAGGTGGCATCGCCCATCAGCGAGCACACACAGGCCACGTAGTCCACGGACTGCTCTTCGTCGATCTCCACGCCCCACTCGAGGCCCGGGGTGAGCTGCTCGGAGACGATCCACAGCTTGCTCGTGCCGTCCGGGGCGCTCGGCCGGTTCTTGATGGTCATGCGGTTCTGCCAGACGCCGCAGAGGGGCGGCGTCGCGACCTTGGCGAGCGCCTGCCCGATGCCATCCGCCGGGGTCATGAACGGCTCGCACACGAATGGCGTCTGAGCGTCGCCTATGGTCTCGCTACTGGCGGTCTCGCCGTCCGGCCGCGCTTCGGCGTCTATCTCGACCACGATCTCGTCAATGGTCGGCGCGGTCGTGCGGTCAAAGTAGACGACGAGTTCGGTGAGCTGCACCGAGTTCTCCTGCGTCGTCTCTGAGACGTCGCTTCCCACCTCGCAGTAGAAGCCGAGGCAGCTTGCCCAGTCGCCGGCCAGCAGGTCTGTCGCCTCAGCGTTGGTGTCGAAGGTGCCGCTGGAGCCGGACGATGACGAGACGGTCTCAAGCGCCGTCACAGTCGTTGCGTTGAACGGGTCCGCTGCGCCGCCGAGAGCAGCGATGGTTACGCTGAAGGCGTCGTTCCCGGCGCAGGTCCACTTGCCGGTGACGCGGGCGATACGGAGGTTCTCGCCAACGTCGGAGAGATTCAGGGTGCATGCGCCGTTGAACGGCCAGTAGTAGGCGACCTTTCCCTGCCCGTCCTTGATGCGTGAGCCCTTGGGCAAGACGAAGTGCACTTGACCGTCTGTGTTCAGCGTGAAGGCATCCTGCACCTTGATGGCGGCGATGATGCTGTACTGGTCCGGCCGCATCTCGGTGATTTCGGCATAGGGCACGGCCACGAACGCCCGGCACCACGCCGCGGACTTCGTCAGCTCGGCCCACCCACCGGCGCAGCCGAGTTCCCACCGGAGGTTGTCCTCGGTCGGCTTCTGGATGCGGACGATGTGCCCCGTCCACGGCGTCCGGCCGCCGCGGTCGATGATGACCTCGGCGTCCTGCGCGATGCCGTTGATGGGCACCTCGTTCTCGTCGCCCACCGGGATCTCCACGGTCGCACTCGCCTCGCCGCGCTCGGAGTCGATGTCAACGCAGGACTCGTAGTCGACCAGGTCGGTGACGTCCTGGCCGGCGACGGTAACTGTGAATGACGGCTGCATGGTCCGCTGGCCGGCGGCGGGGATGGCCGGGCCAGCAGCGTAGTTGGTGGCCAGCTCGTTGACCGAAAGGGCGCTGGGGTATACGCGCGCCGACATCAGCTGTATCGCAGCCCACTTTGCCGCCGATGGATGCTTGTGCCCGAGGACGAGCGGCGTGGTCGTGTCCGTGTCATAGGCCGCCGCAGTCCCTGTACGGCTTGCGACGTCAAGGGCGCCGTCCACATAGAGGTAGCACTCGCTGCCGTCGTAGACGCCGACGACGTGATAGCGCGTTCCTGGCGTGTAGACGGAGCTGAACGCCACTCGCTCGCCCACGGTGTAGCCGCCGTGGGCCATGACGTAGAACCGGTTCCCCGCCAAGCCGAGCGCGTATCCGTTCCACGGACTGCTGCTCGTCTGCTTCCCGATCACGTGGTGGGAGGACGCCCCGGCGTAGCTGTTCGCAGAGGAGTCGGGCGGGGTTACCCAGGCCTCTAGCGTGAACGCGCCGCCGGCGCCAAACTTGAGCGCCGGGTCGTCCGCTACGCCAACCTCATCGTTCGTGCCGTCGAACACCAGCCGGTACGGGTCGGCAGGCGTCCCGCTCCCGGCGTAGCCACTGGACGTGGTGCCCGCGAAGTTGGTCAGGGTGCCGTCGTTCCCGCTGCCGGAACAGTCCCGCGCCGGGGTGGTCAGCGGCGAGTTGCTGCCCGGCTCGCGTCCGTAGAGGGCGCGGGCGGCGTCGAACCAGAAGACGGCTCCGGGTGTCACGCCCATAGCGCATACCTCGGCTTGGCCTTGACGGTGCAGGTGATGGTCAGTGTCGGGGTCGTGGTCGAGTCGGCATCGTGGGCGACGATCAGCAGCCGGTCACCGGGCGCGGCCCGGAGCCCGCCCGAGCGGCCGCTCACCATCGTGGCCCGGTCATTGGAGTCGTACCAGATGCCGTCATAGTCGAGGGTCAGCTTCGACTCCACGGTCGCCCCCGCAGCCGGGTGGTAGTAGGCCCAGCCCCGGTTCGTGGGCACGTAGGCGACGTAGTCCCAATACGCCGTGATGGCGGCGGTCGGGTAGAAGTTCAGGGAGTGGTACGAGGAGCCGCCCGTGCGGTAGCCGAGCGCGGGCAGGCGGGCGGTGCCGAAGCGGGACAGCACCCAGCCGGCGGTTGCCCTGACCAGACTGCCGATGATGTCTGAGCCGGGAGTCTGGATGTAGTACTCCGCGCCTCCGGCCCCGGACTGGGTCGTGCGACCGAGCAGGATGTAGGTCGCGGCCGTGAGCGTGGTGTCCGTCAGGGGTGCGGACGCGCCGCTGCTCACGGCCGTGTTCTGCTCCGCGTAGCCGTCGTGCGCGTTGGCCGATGAGTAGTCGGACGCCGTGCCTCCGCTCCACGTCAGGTCTTCGCACTCGTACAGGTAGTCGTCGATGTCCGCGCTCGCGTCCGTCACGGTTCCGATGTAGACCGCATGCATGTGCGCTCCCGAGGTCGAGAGACTGATCTGCAGCGGCGTCGGGAAGTCGCCTTTGACGGCGGACGTGTCCACGATGCAGGGGGCGGTGATGGACGAGGCGCTCACGATGGTCTGCTCGGAGCCGTAGGCGTAGGGCTCGCAGGTGAGGCGGCAGGGCACCCAGCCCGCATGGTCGTTCTCGAAGGCGATGTTCCCGAGCTGCGGGATGGAGGCCGCCGAGGGCAGCACGTTCAGCGTGATCGCGTACGTCGCGTCCCTGGACTGCAGGGCGAGCGTCGTGCCGTCTCGCAGCAGGGCGTTGATGGCCGCCAGTTGCGCGATCGCGTTGTCTTTCGAAGACCCGTCGATGAAGAGGCTGCCGGCCAGCTCGCGAGGCTCATTGCGGTCGACGGCGAGGACGCGGGGGACGCCCGAGCGGTGGCCGCGCGTGACCAGCAAGTTGTGGGCGACGTCGGAGAGCTTGGCGTCGCTGGCGCGCAGGACGACGGCGATGGAGCCTCCGATGACGGCGGAGAAGTCGGTCACGAGTACCCCCGGAAGTCCACGCGGGCCTGCTGGGCGAACGCCTCAGCGGCGGCCTGCCCGGCGTCATAGCCCTGCACCTCGTCGGCGCCGGGCGGGACGTTGATCACGAGCTGGCCGACCAGGGGGGCGGCGCCGGTGGCGCTTACGGCGGCGGCGGACGAACCGCCACCGGCCGGCTGCGAGCTGCCCAGGTACGGCGCCAGCTGCGCCGTCAGCTGCCCGTAGAGGTCGGCCGTGCGGGCGCGGTTGCCGAGCGGGAAGACGGCGGAGATCTCGGGCCCCGCCTCCCCGGCGACGAAGCGGGTCGCGCTCGTCAGGTAGTCGATGCCGCCGTAGGCGCGCTCTATGTCGCGGGTCACCTTGTTTGTGGTGATCGTGATGGTCTTGCTCGTCGGCAGGCCGCCGAGAGCCCTGCCGATGGCGTCGATCACCGGCGTGGCCTGGTCGTTGACGCCGACGGTCGGCTCGGGTTTCAGGCCGCCGACCGCCTTGGCCTTCGACTGCACCCGCTTGGCGGCAGCGTCGAACTTGCCGGTCTCGGCCTCGAACTCGATGGTGGCGCCCATGCCGCTGCCGCGCCCGCGGCCGCCCTTGAACTTGTTCAGGTACGCCTCTGCCGCCTTGGCCTTGACGTCGACCTCGATTTCTACCTTCTTGTCGTTCAGGCGCTCCAGCTGGCGCTCGAGGCGGGCAATCTTCTGCTGCAGGCCGCTGTAGTCGCCGAGCGGGTCCCACCTGATCTTCTTGGCGAGGATGGCCTTGAGCCGCGCGAGCCGCGTCTGCACGTCGCCGATGCGCATGTCGAGGGACTTGGTGAACGTCCCGGGGTCGATCTCCCAGTCATCGAAGAGGTCGGCCATCATCTTGTTGGCCTGCCTCTTCGTCACGTTCAGCTTGCTCATGATGGCGTCGCGGATCTTGTTCAGCTCCGCGACGGTGTGGCTGGCGTCGATGTCACCGAGAAAGTCGGGCTCCTTGCGCAGCACCTCGAGCAGGCGGCCGTAGTCGGCGCGCAGGTCGTTCAGGCGCTGGCGCTGCAGGCCCCAGGCGCCGGAGAAGGCCGCGTCGGCCGTGCGCCAGGCCTCGCCGACCTTGGCGATGGAGTCGGTGCTCTCGGACATCCACTCCTCGAGCGCCTTGCCGGGGGCGAGGATGCCCTCCTTGATGCCCTCCCACGCTGACTTGGCGTCGCTCGCGCCCTGCTCGTGGACCTCGCGCGCCTTCTCGACGCCCTCCTTGGTGCCGATGATGATGGCGGAGGCGATGGCGGCGATGATGGCGGCCACAGGGACGAGCGAGACGAGGCGGCCCATGCCGGCGGCGCCGCCGACCATGGCGGGGACGGCGGGGGTCTTGCCCTTGACAGTGGCGCCCTGCGAGGCGTTCACGGCCAGCTGGGCGGCAGCAGCCTTCCCGGCCGAACCGGCGAGCTTGCCGTAGGCGCTGGCGAGCGTCGCGACCCCTGTGCCCATGCGCCCAATCATCGACAGCGCCGGGCCGATCGCTGCGGCGAAGAGGGCGATCTTGACGACCGTCTCCTTGGTCCCCTCGTCGAGGTCGTCGAGCCACTGTACGAGGTCGGTCCCGGCCTCCACGACGTCGACCAGCATCGGCACGACCACGGCGCCGAACTCGATAGCGGTCGCCTGCAGCTCGGCCCACGCCTGCTGCAGCTTGAAGCCGTCGGTCTGGGCCATCTCGGCGAACGCCTTGTTGGTGTCGTTCCCGTTCTCGGCCAGCTCGGCGAAGATGCCGGAGGTCTTGTCCGCGGCGGCGCCGGTGAGGGCGAAGACGGCGCGCAGCGAGCGCACGTTGCCGAAGACTCGTGCCATGGCCTCCACGTTGCCGTCGAAGCGTTCGTTCAGCATGCCCAGCGTGTCGAGCAGGCCGTCCTTGGCGAGCGACTCGCGCAGCGCCTTGTAGCTGAGCCCCACCTCGGCCAGCGTGTCCGCGCCCTGCTTGGTCGGCTTCAGCGCGTTGGTGAACACCTGGTTCAAAGCGACGGCGGCCTCAGAGGCGCTCTGCCCGGTGAGCGTCATTGACGCGAGCGCGGCCGCCACCTGGTCGAAGCCGACGCCCATCTGCGAGGCGGCCGGGATGACCTGGCCGATGGAGGCGGCCAGCTCCTCGGGCTCGGCCTTGCCCTCGCGCACGGCGGCGAGCAGGATGTCGGTGGCGCGGCTGGCCGACAGGACCTTCTCGCCGTAGGCGTTGACGGCGGAGGTCACGGCGTCGGCGACCACGGCCGTGTCGCCGAGTCCGGCGGCCGAGGCCTTCGCGGAGGCCTCCAGGACGCGCATCGCGGCGGCGCCCTCGAAGCCGGACGAGGTGATGAAGTAGAGGGCTTCGGCCAGCTCCTGAGGTGCCTTGCCGAGCGCGGGCGCCATGTCGAGCACCTGCTGCTTGTACCGCTCGAGCTGCTTCGCAGAGACGCCGACGAGGCCGCCGATCAGGTTGAACTGCTTGTCGAACTGCAGCGAGAGGTACGAGGTCGCGCCGGCGGCCCCGAGGATGCCCGCCGTGAGCGTGCGGGTCATGGAGTCGCCGGTGCGCGTCACCTGGCGCGAGAAGCTGCCGATGCGCCGCTCGGAGGCGAGCAGGCCGCGGTCGAGCGCGCGCGCGTCGGCGAGCAGCCTGACGACGATCTGCCCGGCGTCCATCAGCTCACCCCAGCTCGCCGGCCCGCTTCATGGCGATGCGCTCCGCCTTCACGTCGGCGAGCAGCTGCGCCCCGGGGCCGTCCTTGGGCCGGTCCTTGTGCACGCGCGAGTAGCCGCGCAGGGCGGCCATCGTGTTCATGAGCTCGGCGTCCTGCTGCTGCAGGCCGCCCGGCTCGGGCAGGCAGGCGAACTCCTGGCACATCTGGGCTATGTGCCATTCCCACGGCGCGCGCGCCCCCCTCACTCCGTCGAGGTAGCAGTCGAGGGCGACGAGTCTCCTAAAGGGTCGGCGGCCTTGCCGAGCAGCATGATCTCGCGCGCCAGCCAGCGCGCCGTGCGCTCGTCCAGCATGGCGACCGTGGCGGGCTCGACCGGCACCGGCTCGCCCGACTCCTCGTGGTAGGACCAGGCGACGACCCCGCTGCGCAGGATCGTGAGCAGGTCCATGCCGTCGAGCACGTCGGGGTCGGGCAGGTCTTCCTCGGGCTCCTCGCCCGCCTCCTCGGCAGCCGCGCGCGCGGCCTTGCGCGCCTCGGAGAGCTGCGTCTGCACGCGCAGCTGCGCCTCGAGCACGTCCTCAGGCAGGCCGGCGAGGCCCTCGAGGAACAGCTCACCGGAGAGGCGGCGCAGGTCGGCCAGCTCCCCGAAGGTGAGCCGGCGAATGGTCACCCACTCGCCGGGCTCACCGGGGACGTCAAGCCGCTTCGTGTGACGGTCGACCAGCATCAGGCCTCCGTGATCGCGCCGGTGTTGACGCCCTCGACCTCGATGCGGGTCTTCTTCATCTGGTCGACCTTGGGATGCCACTGCGTGATGCCGTACTCAATGCTGATCGAGGGGCCGCCGGAGTAGAGCGTCACCTCGAGCGAGCGCACGTCGCCGCGGGCCGCGAACGCCTTGGTGGTGTCGTTGTACTTGAGCGTCATCGTCGGGTTGTCGACCACGTCGATGCCGACCACGCCCTTGATCTCCACGTCGGCGCCGAGCGGCGTCCAGTCGTCGTCGGTCGCGCGCTTCACGCGGATCTCCGGCGGCACGAGCACATGCTCGGTGATGTCGGTGAGGCTGCCGCCCGAGTTGTCCAGCTCATAGATGACGTCTGAGGAATCGTACTCAGCCATGGTGTGGCTCCCTTTCTAGAGTCGCTTCGCGCCCACGAGGAACGTGGCCGAGGGGTCGGTCCCTGCGCCGGTCCAGGCCCAGGAGACGGCGAGGTTACGCTCGACGGTGCCAGAGGCGACGAGGCGCTGGGCGCCCACGTCGTCCATTTCCGCGAACGCCTGCAGGTCCGCGTACACGAGCCCGGCGTCGGCGTCGCGCACGGTGACTACGAGGCCGTCGTGGCCGTCGAGGTCGAGCGCCGTGAGGAACAGGTAGAGGGCGGCGCCGCCGGTCGTGCTGGCCGCGTTGTCCACAGGCGTGGCCTGCGTGTTCCCGGCGGCGCCGCGGGCGACGTGATGGGCGATGATGAGCCCCTCGTCGTCGTAGGCGTCCAGCTCCCACTCGGCGTTCACGCGCGTCAGCGCGCCCTGCTGCACGACCGGGTGGTCCATGGTCTGCGTGCCACGCGCGCCGATGAAGTCGGCTCCGATGGCGTTGCCCTCGATGCCGTAGCAGAGCAGCTGACTCACGCCGCGCTTTCCGTCCAGCGCGAGGCCGATGCCGCCGACGTCGTCGAACCAGCCCTCGTAGGTGAACGTCATGGCCTCGATCTGACCGATGAGCACCGAGCGCGCGGCGTCGTCGCCGAGCGCCGTGCGGTCCTCGCTCTTCAGCCTGGCGCCGGGGTCACCGATCTTCGCCGAGTAGGACTGCAGGTTGTAGCCGTCGACGCAGATGATCTTGACGTCGGAGGCGTCGAACTCAGTCACCGTTCCTCACCTCCTTGGCCTTGCGCTCACGCACGATGAGCTTGCGTGCGATGAGCTCCTTGCGTACCTCGTCCGGGGGGTCGCACGGGGCGCCGGGCGGAAGGTCCTTCCAGTCCCCGTCCTTGGCCTCGCCCGCCGTGATGCGCTCGAGGGCATCGCCAGTTGCCGGGATGCTGATGCCGCGCGCTCCGACGCGGTAGCTGGTCTCGCTCACCAGGTGGCCTCCTTGTCGAATTCCTCGCCGCAGAGCCTGCAGCGCACGCGGCCCGGCTCACCGAACCCGGAGATGACCTCGAGTTGGTCATCGGGGTGCTCGCAGGGCGCCGGCGCAGCTTCCTCTGCCGGCGGGGCGCCGGCCAGCATGGCGAGCACGGCGTCGACGTTCGTAAGACAGGCGGCGAGCGTCGATCGCAGCACGATGAGGTGGCCGACGGCCGGATGGACGAGTTCCTCGCCCGTGGGTTGCTGGGTGCGTTCGCCGTCTGTCACCTGAGGAACCTCACGTCGATGTCGCGCTCGTAGAGGCCGCCCGTCGGGTCGGGCACGTCGCGGCCCTCGTCGACCACCTCGACGGCGCCGGGGATGGCCTCGAGCGCGGCTGCGACCTGCTCTGCGACCTCTGCCCGGCTCTCCGGGCTCTCGGCCGAGACGCGCACCGTGAAGCGCGGCAGGCGCTCGTGGGCCGCGCCGTCGATGCCCTGCGTGCGAGGCGTCGTCACGAGGTAGTAGCCGCAGCACGGCCTCGCGGTGTCCTGGGGCACGGGCCAGTCGGAGACGCGGCCGTCGATCAGCGCGGCCAGGCCAGCGTGCTCGGTGAGGGCGGTCACCAGCTCCGTCTCCGGCGCGCTCATGCGGCCATGCCCCCGAGCTGCAGCGCAAAGGCGCGGCCGAACGTCTCGACCGCGGGCGCAGCGCCCTGGTCGGCGGCGGGGCGCATGTACGGACGCGGCGGGATGTCGACGGCGCGGGCGAAGACGTCCTCGCCGGAGTCGCTCACCCAGTGCAGGAAGCGGCCGTTCACCGGCTCGATATGGGCGCCGTACTCCTGGGCCGGGGCGTAGACGAGGTTCGTCCCGACCTCGACGGACGCGGTGAGCGCCGCCATGACGGCCTCGCCGACGTGGATCGAGCGCCGCAGCGTGCCGGTCTTGTACGGGGCGAATCCCTGAGCGAGATTCTTGACCAGCTGCGCGGCGGCGACCAGCGCGACCGCGGTAGCGCGCGGCACGAGGGCGCGCACCCGGCGCAGGTTGCCGCGCACGGCGGCGTCGCCTGTGACCGTGACGTTATACACCGGGCACCACCAGCTCGGCCGAGACGGGTGTGGTCGTTCCGGTCGGGTCCGGGAAGACGGCGGTCACGCGGTAGTCGGCCCCGTTCCAGCGCAGGCGATGCGCGGTCGTCACCGGGTGCGTGCCCGCGATCGAGAAGCGCAGCGCCGTCACGGTGCGCACCATGGCGGTGCCCTGCCGCCGCTGGTCGACCGTGAGGCGGCCCTCGGAGCCGACGGCGGCGGGCAGGTCCGTGAGCCCGTCGACCTCCTGCCAGTCGGCGGTCAGGTGGCCGAACTCGTCACGCTCGTCGCCGGCATTCTCCAGAACGTCGACCGTCTCGGTGAAGTAGGTGCCGGTGAGGGCGCCGGCGAGAAGGGCGCCGCCGATGGGGGTCGGGTTCACGCGAGCCCCCAGTCCTTCAGCAGCTTCTCCTCACGCTGCCAGAAGTCGTCCGCGAACTCGGCGGTCGCGAAGGGGACAGAAGAGGCCGCCGCGCGCTCGCGCAGGGACGCGGCGCGCCTTGCCAGCGCGTCGGCCACGGCGGGCCCATCGGTGGTGAGGTCCAGGAGCTTGATGCGCTTCTGGACCAGCGCCTCGTTTGCGGCGATCGTCTCGAGCGCCAGCGCGGCGGCGGGAAAGACGCTCCCCTCGATGGCGAGGAAAGCGTCGATCTCGTCGTCGTCGAAGATCTCGCGGGCGGCAGTGGTGTCCGTGCAGAGCAGGCGCACCTTGCCGCGGTCGGTCGTGATGTCGTAGCTGAACGTCACTTGGCCTTCCTGGTGCGCGTCCGCTTGGCGGGCGCCTTCTCGGGCCGCGTGCGTCCGCCCTTGAAGGTCTGGTTCGGCGGGCCCTTGGGCTTTGCGGGCGCCGGCTTCTTCTCTGCGAGCCGGTCGATGTCGGGGTCAGGAGGAGGCAGCGGTGAGCGGGCCTCCCCCTCCCCCGCGTTCGCCGCAGGTTCTGCGGCCGGCGCCTTGACGGCATCCGGCGCATGCGCCACCTGCGGCTCCGTGACGCGCTTGAGCTGCTCGGGCGGCTCCTCCGCGACGGAGGGCTCGCGGGGGCTGAGGATGACCCTCAGCCCCCGGAGCTCGTCCAGGATGGCCGCCAGAAACTCCTGCGTGCCGTCTATCGCGTGCGGCAGGCCGTCGCTTCGGCGGCCGCTCATCACGGACCGACCTGGGCGTAGCAGTAGCGCGGGTCGAGCGCGGCGCCACCGTGCACGTCGCGCACGCGGTAGGCGATCGCGTCGTTGTCGAAGTCGCCGTCGAGCGGGTTGGCCGCGGAGCCGCTCGACTTGATGCGGATGTCCGGGCCGATGTGGCCGGCGAGGAAGTCCATCTGCATGGGGACCACGCTGCCGGTCTCGGCGAACAGGTACCACGTGGTGTCGCCGGTGCCCGAGACGTCGATCTCCTCGAGCTCCGGGATGACGTGCAGCTGGAGGCCCATCTGCGGGATCACGTTGACCGTGGGGAGCGGCACGTAGGCCGGCGGGTTGGCGTTGGCGCCGCCCACCGTGTCGACCTGCTGCACCATGGCGCTCGTGAGGATCTGACGCGCCGTGAACTCGAGCGAGTCCGGCACCACCAGGTGCTTGGGCCGCACCATGATGCGCTCGCCGTTCGGGTCGGTCTGCTGGCGCATCAGGGTGATCGTCGCCTGCAGGTTGCCGATGGTGAGCGGCAGGACGCCCTGGTTGGTCACGTTCTGCCCGTCGACGTCGGCGATCGGGGCGCCGAAGAGGGCGGGGTTGGGGCCGGCGGCCGAGCAGTAGATGCTGGCGGCGTTGTAGGCCTGCGTGCGGATCACGGCGTTGGCGAAGTCGTTGGGCACGTCCGCGAACGCCCCCATGAAGTCGTTGATCATCGACTCCCAGAGGATGTCGAAGCGCCGACCCCACTTGCGCACCCGGCGGTCGTAGTGCCCGTCGCCGGAGGGCGTGGTCTTGTACGGGGCTCCCGGCAGGACCTCTTCCATGCGGTTGTCCTGGCCGTAGACCTTGTGCTTCTCGGCGACGTTGAAGTTGGGCAGCGTGCCGGTCTTGGTGAACGGCCGCCACTCGCCGGCGTAGATCTGGTAGCGGGCCTGGAGGTCGCGCTGGATGATCACGCCGAGCAGGTCGGGGAAGTCGCCGGGGGCGATGGCCTCGGCCAGGTTGTCGGTGTAGCCCAGCTTCAGACCCTCGAGCCAGTGGCTCACGTAGCGCGGGTCCTCGGCGAGGATCTGGTTGAGCTTGACGACGGCGGCCTCGCGGGCCTTGACCGGACGGAAAGCCGCGTCGGTCCGGTCGTCGACTTCGTGGAGGATGTCAATCATGACAGGTCACCTTTCTCGGCCGCTCGTCACTTGTTGACCCAGATGACGACGAGCTGGTTGTTGGTCTCGTCGGTCCCTGCCGCCTTGGTGAGGCCGCCGGCCTTGGCCGCGTACTCGCTCGTGCGGTCGGCGACGCTGGCGATGGCGGCTGCGGTCGTGAACGACAGCACGGACACGATCTCGTCGCCGGCGGCGATCGCGGCGATCGCGACGTCCGCTCCGGCCGCCGTGCCGGCGGCGAGGCTGACCTTGACGACGCCGGTGGCGAACTCGCGTCCGGTGACCGAGTTGACCGCGAACTTGTCGGTGACCGCGGCGGCGCTGAAGAAGCCGGCGGCCATCTTCGCGCGGCCGGCGACGTCGGCGGAGAGCACGCCCGCGGCGAGCGCGGCGGTGTTGACGAGGCCCGCTCCGACCGCGGGAGCCGGGCAGTGCAGCACGTTGATGGTCGTGGTCGCGCCGGCGCCGACGACTTCGAGGGCGATGCCGTAGGGCGTGCCGCTCGTCAGGTTCTCGAGCCGGTCGCCAGCATCGACGTAGTACACGGTGTCGCCCACCGCGATGCCGCCGCCGACGATGTCGGTGACGGGGTGGTCGGCCACGTACCAGCCGAAGTCCACCACGGTGATGCCGGCAGTGTTCTCGTCGTCGATGGCGATGCCGGTGAGGCTGCCGAAGCGCACCGGGTCACCGGCGTCGGGCGCGGCCGGGTCGCTCACGACCACCGGCCACGGCATGGGGTTGATCTGAGAGACGAGGTTGTTCATCTCGCTTACCTCCCGGAGGCCGCACGGGCGGCCATCTGCTTGGCCTGCTCGGGGCTCATGCCCTCGGACAGGTAGCGGGCCTCGAAGGACTTCTCGAGCGCGCCGTCAGACGCCGTGCTGCCGCCCTGGTCGCGCACCTTGCCGGACTCGGTGAGCTCGGCGAGGTAGGCGGTCTCGTCGGCGACGGCAGCCTCGACGGCGGCCGAGAGGGCGGTCTGGTCGAGCTCGCCCGCCTCGGTGAGCTTCACCGCCGTGCTCAGGGTCTCGGTGAGGCGGGACTGCGTGACCGTGGGCAGCTCCGTCTCGGCGAGCCTCCCGGCCACGACGGCGGTGGCCTGACCGATGGCGAGACGCTCGCGCAGCTGCGCCCGCTCGGCCTTCAGGCCCTCGTTCTCGGTGCGCAGCTCGTTGGCTTCGCGCACAGCGGCCTCGAGCTGCTCCTTCAGCTTCTCATCCATCTCGTCGGCCTCCTTGGGCGCGGACGCGGTTGCGGCGGTACTTGCGCCCTCATGCTGAGGGGCATCGCCGGGGGTGGGTGTGGTGACTTTCGTGCGGGCGCTTTCCATGAGCGCCTTGATCTCGCCGCCGGCGCCGGCCTTGGTCACGAAGTCGACGCTGTTGAACGGCGCCTCGTCGGCGCTGGCGAGGCGCTTGACGATGGGTCCGCGCTTGCCCTCGGCCTCGCCGACCTCGGTGACGGCCCAGGTGTTGACCGAGGCGCCGATGTCGTCCGCGATCGCGCCGATGACATCGACGAACTGGTCCACGACCACGGTCTCTGCGTAGAGGCCGGGCCCGTCCCAGCCGTCGGCGTCCCAGGCGGCGTCGGTCGCGAGCACGGCGGCCAGGTCCTTGACGCTGCGCTCGGGGCGCTCAGCTTCCTCGCTCGCCGTCGGGTGGTCGAGGTACTGATGCGTCCCGGCCGGGAACGCGGCGGGGCCGTCGCGCTCCAGCACCTCCGCCGGCCAGTAGCCTGAGCTGCCCCAGCCGGGCTCGATCAGCTTGAGCTTGAAGCTGGTCCCCTTGGCCTCCCTGAGCGGCACGATGGTGCCGAGGAGTGGAGCTCCGCGCCCCTCGGCGGTCGCAGAGGCGACGGGCTCGTAGGTGATGACGCGCTCGACCTCGACCGAATCGCCGAGCGTGACGGCGCCGCCGTCGTCCACCGCGTAGGTCGCCTGATAGAAGCGCGTCGGCTCCGGCGGGTCGTCCTCGCCGCCCTTGGGCTCCACCTTGTAGATCACGTGGTCGTCGTAGACGTCGGCGAGCCACAGCCGGGCGTTCGGGTGGCGCTCTTTGAGCGCGCTGCGGAGAGCGTCGTGGATCTCGTTGTGCGACAGCTCAGCCTCGAGCAGGCGCCGGGCTTCTTGGACGGTCATCGTGGCCTCCTCAGAGGGTGAGAGACACGGACTGGCCGGCGACGGTCACGTTCGCCGGAGGTTCGGCCGCTGGGTCGAGGTACGTTGTGCTCCAGCAGCGGCAAGCTGGGTGCGCCGGCGGCATCTCGTCGCCGCTTGAGAACAGCTCTCCCAGGGCTATCTCGCCGTCCCCCCCGTTGCCCTCGCAGACCGGGCAGGTGCGCTCGTCGCCGGAGACGCCCCACTCCTTGAGCATGGCGAGGCCGGCGGCCTCGAGCATGCGCGCCTGGGCCATGTGCGAGTGCTCGTAGGCGTAGGCACTCTCGGTGACGGCGATGAGGTGGGCGCGGGTCGGGATGCCGCGCTGGCCACGGGGGGCGGCGTAGCTTCCGTACTTGGCGATGATCTCCTTCGCCACGCGGTCGTAGCTCCAGCCCTCGCTGATGCCGCGGGTGAGGATGGCGCGCAGGTCGGCGACGGTGGTCGCGTTCAGCTCGCGCACGAGCCAGGCGCCGCGCTCCTTCATGTAGGCGGTGGCGCCAACGTCCTCGAGCGTGAAGCTGATGCCCCACTTCGCCTTGCCGATGGTCTTGAGTGCGGCGCCGGCGGCGGTGCCCATGGGCGGGCGCAGGCGCTCGGCGTCGCGGCCCCGGCGCCGGGTCAGGACGCGCTCGAAGAACTCGCCGATGCGCTCGGGGACGGTGGCCTCCTGGGCGGGGGTCAGGGACTCGGTGGCCCGCGGCCAGGCCTTGCGCTGCGCGGCGAGCGCCGCCTTCACGTCCCGGGCCTGACTGCGGAAGAGGGCGCCGGCGCGGTCCTCCATGGCGTTCACGGACGGGGCGAGCGCGTCCCACTTCACTTTCTCACTGGCGGCGTCGACGACCTCGCGCACCGCTGCGGCAAGTGCGGCGTTCATGTGCCGGGCAGCACGAGACGGAGCTGCTCGAGGGCCTGCGCGAGGCGCTCAGTAGCTGGGGCGTCGGACGGCGGCTCGCCTGCGGAGGGCGGAGTGGGCGGCGCTGCTGGCCGCTTGATCGGGATCGCCTCAGGCTCTTCGTCCTCGGGCGGGTAGAGACGCTGCAGGGCGGCGTCGATGTCTTCCTCGCCGAGGGCGGTGAGCAGCATGCGGGCGACGAGCGGGGCATCGTCGATGGCGCCGGTCTTCACCGCAAGGACGATCGCCGTGACCATGTCCTTGACGTCGTCGTGCACGATGGGCGGCCAGTCGACGTCCAGGGCGCGGTCGACCGCCTTGCCCTCGGCGTCCGCGTCCTTGAGGACGACGCAGCCGGTCTCCGGGTCTTCAGAGGCGAAGAGGTGGCGCAGAGGTCCGTTCGGAGCGCGGGCCGCCCAGTCGACGACGAACTCGCAGACGTCCTCGAGCAGCTCGCCCCAGCCACTCTGGTAGTCGGAGAAGATAAGCTCGGTGGGGCGGTCGAGGCTCTTGGCGGTGGCGAGCGAGCCTGCCGTGGCATCGCCGAAGAACGTCTCAGGAAGGCCGACGCCGGCGAACGTCTCGAGCTTGATCTGCCGCACGTCGTCGGCCTTGACGGCGGCTCCCCCGACCTTGAGCGGCTGGAGGTCCACATCCTTGCCGGAGACGGCGACCGAGCCGCCCACTGGTGCCGGGTTGGCGTCGGTGCCGGTCGCCTCGGAGAACTGCGTGTTCAGCTTTGCCTGAGCGGCGTCGACGCCCGCCTGGTCTGCCGTCGTCTTCATCTGCCAAGCCCAGCGGTTCAGGCTGCGGACGAACTTCTTCCAGTCGGAGAGGTACTCCTTGACGGCCCGCGACCAGTCGACGGAGGCGTAGACCTCGGGGATGCCGAAGTCCATGCCGGCCACCTGGCCGATGGCGTGCATGTACATCGGGGTGTCCCATTCGACCTTGATCCCGTCGTGCTTTGCCGGCCGCGTGGACGGTCGATAGGCGATATCCGGGTAGAGGCGGGTCTGCGTGGCGCCCTTGGCGTCGCTCCAGACGCGCCTGTAGAACCAGACCTCGTCGGCGTCATCGGGGTTCTTGACGACGCCGCGGATCTGGTCGACGTCGACGCTGCGGGCGATGACCCGGCCGGTTGACTTGTTCGGGAAGAAGCGCAGGAAGACCGTGCCGTCGGTCATGAGAGCGCGGTTCAGCTTGGTGCGCGCCTTGTGCCCCGTGAAGCTGCGGCGGTTGGCCTTGTCGGAGAGGAAGGCCTGCACGACGTCGTTGACCTCACCCTTGCCGGTGATGGTGACGCCCTGGCCCCAGACGTAGACGGTGTAGACCTGCACGGCGCGCTTGATGAGCGGGTTCTTGATGGCGTAGACGCGGGCCTGGCGGATGATCCTGTCCAGGAAGTCGCGGGAGAAGTCGAACTCACCGGAGATGCTGCCGAGCACGTCCCAGCCCACGTCTTCGCGGTCCATGAGGCGCATCTCAAGCTCGCTGATGGCCTCGCTGAGGCGCTCGACGGTGACGCCGGACGATTCGAGCTGTCTCAGCAGCTCCGCCTCGGTGACGTGATCGGCGGCGCGGCTTCTGAAGGGTGCGAAGAGGTCCACGCCGGTGAGCGTGGCAGGCCGCGCGGCCGGGGGTGTGGTGACTTTTCGTCAGATGGGGCTGATGTCGCCGCCGGGGTCCTCGACGACGACGCGGTACAGCTTCGGCGCCGGCGGTGGCAGGTAGAACGCCTGAATCACGGCGTCGCCGGCGTCGGTCGAGCGCCCGATGCGCTTGCGTATCTCATCCTTGCTCTCGACGACGATCTTGCCCGAGCTCGTGACGCGCCACTTGGGCGCGGTGAGGTCGCCGGTGAGGAGGTCGTCGGCTGGCAGCGCGATCTTCGGGTCGTTGGCCGGGTCCAGGAACTCGCGCATCGCCCACCACGCTGCGCTGCGCTTGTTGAGGAAGCCAAGCTCACCCGAGATGTCGAGTGCCTCGCTGCGCTCGCCGGCATTGAAAGCGACGGCGTTGTAACCCTGTTCGCGGAGCCGGTCGACGACGCCGGCGCCGACGCCGATGACGTCGACGACCGCATACGCGGCACCGGCGCGCATCACGCCGACGACGGACCCGGTGGTTGCCATCGTGTCGGCGTAGTCATAGGGCCGCAGCTCCGTGATGACCGGCCCGCTGCGCAACGCAAGGTACGTCTTGTCGGCGCCGCCGCGGGCGACGTCGACGCCGACGCAGGTGAGCGGCGCATCGGCCCGGCACTCCTTCCACTGGGCCCAGCGCGCGTTCGCCGCCTCTATCCAGGCGAGGGGGATGACCGAGTCCTCGTCGGCTGAGGCGAAGTTGCCCTCGACGCGGTTCTGGTAGATCGCCGACTGCTCGCCCCACTGCGCCTTGCGCTTCTCGCACCAGTCGGCGCTCACGCGGCCGGCGTCGACGGCCTCGGCCTTGGTCACGTGGCGGGGATGCCAGTCCTCATACCCGGAGGCGCGCCGGCAGATGTCGTAGAAGCGGCCCGAGGGCTCGCCCGGCGTCGAGCAGGCGATCGCGTAGGCATCGCCGGTCGACAGCGCGCCCTCTGCCGCATCAAAGCTCGCCGCCGGGATGATCTTCGCCTCGTCGAAGACGTAGAGGATGTGGTCGGCGTGCGCGCCCTCGATCTTCTCCGGGTCGTTCGAGGCAACCGCGGTGGCCTGCCCGGTGCGCAGCTTGATGGCCAGGTCGAGCAGCTCGACGTCGTCTCTGAGCGGCGACCTGCCGATGACGCTCGGGCGCAGCCTGCGTGCCCACTTGTGCACCTCGGGCCAGAGGTAGACCGTGAGCTGGCGCCAGACGCTGGCCGTGGTGATGACCTTCCAGTCGAGGCCGTCACGGGTGAGCGCGAACCACAGGATGACCCAGGCGTTCATCGCCGTCTTGCCGAGGCCGTGAGGGCCACGTGCGGCGACGCGGTGCAGCTCGGGGATGCTCGACAGGATCTCGGCCTGGTACGGCGAGGGTCCCTCCCCGTCCCGCCATGAGAAGGCGTTGCGGACGAAGCCGCACGGGTCGTCGAAGTAGCGGCGAAGCGGCGAGACCTCGGCGTGGCGCAGCTCGAGGTCGATGTAGTCCCGGCGGCGCCGCCTCAGCTGGTCAAGCTCAGCGCGCCGGCGCTCAATCTCCTGGGCGATCTGCTGGCGGGAGGGCATACTGACGCTCCAGGTCGGCCAGCTCCTGCTCCCGCTCGGCGATCTCCGAGTCGACGAGGGCGAGGATCTCGGTGATCTCGATGCGCTTCGGGGCGTTCAGTCCATAGAGCTCGGTGAGGTCCTTGCGCGCGAGTCGGGCGGCGTTGATGTCGCCCTTCTCGAGCGCCTTGCGAAAGAGGTGGCGCAGCTCGGCGACTGCCCGCGCGAACTCCTCCGCCCGCTCAAACGCTCCGGCCTCTGAGATCAACTGGCGAGCGTCGTGGATGTACTGCTTGATGGCCCGCTCCTTGACCCCCCAGGCGGCGTGTTCCTTTCCGACTCTCTCGATGATGTCCGAGGTGTCGAGTCCGTCGAGCAGGTACCTGTACACGACGTCCACGCGGCGGATGCGGGCGGCCTTGGTGCAGCGCGGCGTGGTGTGAGAGGTATCGCTCATGCCCCTCTCCTACCACGAAGCCGCCCCCTGGGTGTGGTCACATTCGGGTCGTACACGTAGCCGCCGGTGTAGGGCACGCCGGTGATGTGCATGCCGCGCCGGCGCAGGCGCCGGACCGACGTGTTCACGGACCACTTGAAGCGCCGCGGCACGGCGAGCAGGCGCAGCGGGTCGATGGTCACCCCGGGGTGGGTCAGGAACAGCTCCTCGAGGATGCGGTCGAACACGTGGTCATGCGCCGGATCGTAGTCGCGGCGGGCGCCTTGGCAGGGGGTGCACACGCAGACGCCCGGCTCCTGGTCGGAGCCGATGATGCAGCGGCAGAAGAGGCAGCGGTGCCCGCTTCCCGTCGGCGGCGCCGTCATGGCGCCCAGCTGTGTCGTCGCGACCGGCACAGCGCCCACGCTACCGGCCCTCGGCACCTCCCCCTATGAGGCGTCACGTGGGCGCGGTTTGGGCGCGAATGGGCGTGGCAACGGCGGTGGGGATGGAGCGTCCGCGCGCGCTGCATGGGACCTGACGACCGGAAAGCGCCTGCTCAGAGGCTCAACCAGTCCCCCAAGCCGTGGCAACCGCGGTCACGCTCTGGAGGCGGCCAAGAGAGCTGGAAGCTCACTGGCGCTTCGCGGCGCCGCCTCTCAGAAGGCGGCGCTACGCAGGCTTTTTCCGGGAGCGCGCGGCGCCGAGGTCAAGGACGTCAGCCGATTCGGGCGCGGTTTGGGCGCGGTTCGCCTCCTCCGGCTCGGGCGGCGACCAGAATCCGTCGATGGCCGAGGCGATGACGCGCCGGTCGGAAGGGCGCGCATGGGCGTAGACGCCGAGCGTGATCGAGACGCTCGTGTGTCCGAGCTGCCGCTGCACGGCGTCGGCGCGCACGCCGCTGAAGAGGAGGTCGGTGGCGACGGCGTGGCGCAGGTCGTGGAAGCGGAACCGGGGCAGGCCGCGGCGCGCGAGAGCGGCGGTGAAGCCGCGGCTGAACTTGTCGGGCTGGATCGGCAGGCCGTCGTGGTTCGGGCAGACCAGCGCCTCAGCGGTCCACTCGTGGCCCATCATGGCGGCGCGTTCGTGCTGGCGGACCCACTCCGCCTGCAGCGCCTCGCAGACGAACTCGGGCAGCTCGAGGTCGCGGCGCGCGGCGTCGGTCTTGAGGCGAGCGAAAGTGGGCACGCCGTCCACCTCGGTGAGCTGGCGGCGCACGCTGACGGTGCGCCCCGGCAGGTCGACGTGCGACCAGGCCAGGCCGAGCACCTCGCCGCGGCGCATGCCGGTGCCGGCAGCGACCGCGGCGGGCACGTGGTAGCGCGTGCCCTTGAGCGCCGCGAGCGCGGCGCGGATCTCGGCCACGCCGGGCGGTTCGAACTCGCGGCGGGGGACGGCCGGCCCGCGCACGGCGCTCACCGGGTTGCGGATGAGGCGCTCGAGATCGACGGCATGCTGGTAGACGGCGCCGAAGACGAAACGGCACTGGCGCACGTACTTGGGCGCCATGCCGCCGCGGCCGTCCAGGCGCCCCTCACGCAGCAGGCGGGCCAGCCACTCGGAGACGTCGCCAGGCGTGACCTCGGCGGCGATGCGGGCGCCGAAGGCGGGCAGGATGAAGCGGTCGATGATGCGGGCGTAGTTGGCGCGCGAGAGGGGGCGCAGCTGCGGCAGGTGCTCGGCCTTGTATGCCTCGGCCATGGCGGCGACGGTGAGCGCCGGCGCCGGCTCCGGCAGGCCCGCCAGCTCGCGCTCCAGCCGCCCCCGCAGCCGCTCCAGCTCGGCCTCTGCGTTCGGCTCACCGGCCCGCAGGCGCGGGCAGGGACGCCCGCTGTGCCAGCCGCTGCGCACGGACGTCCCTGCCGCTTCGCGCTTGCCGACGTAGACCCGGGGCCGGTAGGTGACCTTGCCGGTGAGGTCGCTGGTGCGGCGCTCTACGTGGCCTCTCACGTCCCCGGCACCTCATCCCCCGTGTACCCGTACTCAACCGCCGACCTCTCCCGCTCCACCCAGAACGTCCCGCCGCGCTGGAAGACGCGGCTCTTGCCGCTGGCGAAGACGACGCTCCAGACCTGCGCGCGGCGGCCCTTGGCAGTGAACGCCTCGATCCTCTGCACCTGCCCCCAGCTCCCGTCCGGCGTCTCGACCGCGTACACGAGCCGCCCGGCTTCGAGCGCCTGCGCTGCCTCCGGCGTCGCGACCGTAAGGCAGTCCATCATGCGCCTGGCGTGGGCTTGGTCCATGGTCCTCATCCTACCTCCCCGATGCAGAGCTGTCCCGGGATCTCGGCGTCTTCCTCGTCCTGGTTGGCCCGCCGGGGCCCGGGCCGGTAGCGGTACATGCGCATGCCCTCGGGGCGCCGGTAGCCGACGACGCGATAGCCGTGCTCGCCCGACTCGACGAGCCAGCCGTCGTGCTCGGCCCGGGCCCTCGCGTCGCGCGCCGCCGTGCAGAGCTCGAAGTAGAGGGCGTTGGGGGCGACCTCGCGGGGATGCCGCCACTCGCCCCAGTGACGCACGAGGTCGACGAGCCACAGGTCAGCGAAGGTGCGGTCCTCGCGGGGCAGCTCGGTGTCCGTCGTGAAGACGCCGGCGAAGGGGATGGGAGCGGCGAGCTGGGGCATCAGTTGTCCACCCGCCACCAGCTCACGCACTCGATGTGCATGCGAAGCAGGCTGAGGAATAGCGATGGGGCCGAGCCTTCCAGCCGCTGCGACATGAGGGCTACCGCCATACCATGAGCGGCGCAGGCGGTGGATACGACTGTGAGTCGGGTGGTGCTCACGCCGCATCCCTCCCCACCCGCGGCCACTCGAGCCGGTGGATGCAGGCGGCCTGGTCCGCCGGAACCTTGGCGACGGGACCACCGTAGGCCTCCCGTGCGGCGGCCCACAGCAGGTAGGCGTCCACCATGTTGTCGTCGGTCACGCTCTCGCCCAGGTGGAAGCGGCGCCAGGCCGCCTGCGCCATGTTGATCTTCTGCGCCTTGCCCGAGCCGGTGGCGAACTTCTTCAGGGTGGTCGGCGAGAGCGACACCACGATGATCCCGTGGTCGTAGCACCACATCTTCACGATGCCGCCGAGCTCGTGGCGCGGTGCCACGCCGCGCATGTTCACGCTGTAGGCGTAGTCCTCGAGCACCACCAGGTCGACGCCGAAGCACATCCGCGCGATCGCGTCGCGGATCTCCGCGTTGCGCTCGTAGCCTCCGAGCTTGGAGCGGATGCAGCCCACGTGGCCGTCGAGGCAGAAGCCGGTCGCAGTGAGCGACAGGTCGAGGGAGAGGATGGAGACGCGGGGCCGAAGCCCCGCGCCGCTCATCTCCAGTTGGTGGGTCACGCCTCGTCCCCGGCCGGCAGCGCCATGCCGAGGCCTCCGCACGTCTTGCAGGTGCCGTGGTGGCCTCCGCCGCTCTTGTCGGGCTGGCGGCC